TATTCAATTAGGTCAAACCGAATATCAAATCAACTTATTAGAAAGACAGAAAATATCTATAAAACAACAGATAGAAAAATTTGAAGAAAGTCAAGTGCATTTAGCTAAGCAATTAGAAGATAAATATGGTCAAGGATCAGTAAATTTAGAAAACGGCGAATTTCTAAAGGCTTAGTTGTACTTTCAACAAATTTTATAATATTTATAAACAAAATAATTTTGTAATAAAATGGCAGAAGTATTATTATCCCCGGGCGTATTAGCAAGAGAAAACGATCAATCATTTCTTACCCAATTACCAACACAAGCTGGTGCAGCTATATTAGGACCTACAGTAAAAGGTCCTGTTGGTATTCCAACAGTAGTTACATCTTATAGTGACTATAAAAATAGATTTGGTGCTGTAGTAGAAAGTGGAAGTAACTCTTACACATATCTTACTTCAATATCAGCATATAATTATTTTCAACAGGGTGGAGATTCATTATTAGTAACTAGAATTGTAACTGCTTCAGCTGGTTGGGCTCCTGCAAATTCAGGTGAATCAGGTTATAATACTATTTCAGCCTCAGATAACACAACAGCTCTTGTTATAGAATCAATTTCAGAAGGAACAGTTCAAAATAGTATAAGTAATACATCAAATACTGTAGGAACTAATGGAACTTTAGCAAGTGGTTCAAGTGATAATTTAAGGTGGGAAATAGTTTCTCCTAATACGGGTTCAGGTACATTTAGCTTATTAATTAGAAGAGGAGATGATAGTTTAACATCAAAAACAGTATTAGAAACATGGTCAGATCTATCATTAGATCCAAATGCTGATAATTATGTTGAAAAAGTAATTGGAAACTCAGTCCAATCAGTAACCTCAGATTCTGGTACATATTATGTTCAGGAAACAGGAACTTATAGAACTGTAAGTCGGTATATAAGAGTAAAATCTGTTGAGAATAAAACATTAAATTTCTTTGATAATAATGGAACAGCTAAAAATGAATACACAGCTTCTATTCCTATAGCAATGTCAGGAACCTTTGCCAGCGCAACTGGAGATGCTTTTTCTTCATTTAATAGCCCAGCTAATTTTTATGATAATATTAATTCTACAAATGCACAAGGGTTAACTGGTGATGACTATACTGAATCTTTAAATTTATTAGCAAACACAGATGAATTTAAATATAATTTAATAGTTGCACCAGGTTTAACAAGACAAAATAATTCTGCTCCTTTAACTACTATGGTAGACAATGCTCAAAGTAGAGGAGATAATTTAGCAGTAATAGATTTAAGAGATTTTGGTTCAACCTTAGGAGCAACAACCACAGCAGCATCAGCAGTTGATTCTTCATATGCTGCTACTTATTGGCCTTGGGTTCAAACATTAGATCCAGATACAGGAGAACAATGTTGGGTACCAGCTTCAACAATGATTCCTGGAGTATATGCTTTTAACGATAATTCTTCAGAAGCATGGTTTGCACCTGCAGGATTAAATAGAGGTGGATTATCAACAGTATTAAGAGCAGAAAGAAAATTAACAAATGGTAATAGAGATACTTTATATACTAACAATGTTAATCCAATTGCAACATTTCCAAATGCAGGAGTAGTAGTATTTGGACAAAAAACACTACAGAAAAAAGCAAGCGCTTTAGATCGAGTAAATGTTCGAAGATTATTAATTGAATTGAAATCATACATTTCTCAAGTAGCAGATACATTAGTATTCCAACAAAATACAATGGCTACAAGAAATGATTTCCTAAGTCAGGTTAACCCATACTTAGAATCAGTTCAACAAAGACAAGGATTATATGCTTTTAAAGTAGTAATGGATGATAGTAATAACACACCAGATGTAATTGATAGAAATCAAATGGTAGGCCAGATTTATCTGCAACCAACTAAAACAGCAGAATTTATTTACCTAGATTTCAACATATTACCAACTGGAGCTACTTTCCCAGCATAAAAATTGAATAATTAGATATTTATAATTGAAAATAAATAAGAAAAAATGGCAGTATTAGACCCCAATGAAATATTTTTCACCGCGTTTGAACCCAAACAGGCTAACAGGTTTATCCTTTATATGGATGGTATACCTAGTTTTATGATTAAGGGAACAGCAGCTATAACTTTATCCCAAGGTACAGTAGCTTTAAACCACATTAATGTTCAAAGATATGTAAAAGGTAAAACTACATGGGGAGCTATAAATTTAACATTATTTGATCCTATTACACCTTCTGGAGCTCAAGCAGTAATGGAATGGGTAAGATTACATCACGAATCAGTAACTGGTAGAGATGGATACAGCGATTTTTATAAAAAAGATTTAACAGTAAATATACTAGGTCCGGTTGGAGATGTAGTTTCAGAATGGATTATTAAAGGTGCTTTAATTACAGAAGCTTCATTTGGTGATTATAGCTGGGATGCAACAGATACAGCTATTGAAATTTCAATGACAGTACAACCAGATTATTGTGTATTAAACTTCTAAAAAACTCCCTCACTTGTTTTTTAAAAGGGCTTGGCTTTGTCAAGCTCTTTTTTTATTTTGATATTTATAGTAGAATTAAAGTTATTAACAAATAAAAGATTATGAGCGAGTTTAAAATCCCTACCGAAGAAATTGAATTACCATCTAAAGGTTTAGTTTACCCTGAAGATAATCCCCTATCAAGTGGAAAAGTTGAAATGAAATATATGACTGCTAAAGAAGAAGATATTCTTACTAATCAATCATATATAAAAAAAGGAGTAGTAATTGATAAATTACTACAGTCTTTAATTGTTTCTAAAGTAGATTATAATGATCTTATCATTGGAGATAAAAATGCTCTTATGGTAGCAGCTAGAATTTTAGGTTATGGAAAAAAATATGAATTTAAATATGATGGTGAAGAAATTGAGGTTGATTTATCGTTATTAGAACCTAAATCTATAGATGAATCTAATTTTCCTAAAGGTCAAAATGATTTTTTATTTACTTTACCATCAACCCAAACACCTATAACTTTTAAACTTCTTACCCATAAAGATGAAAATAGTATTAGTAGAGAATTAGATGGACTTAAAAAATTATCTAAAACTAATTCTCCAGAATTATCAACAAGATTAAAATATATAATTACTTCAATAGATGGAGATCCTGAAAATAAAAATATTAGGGAGTTTGTAGATAAATACATGCTTGCCCAAGATGCAAGAGCTTTAAGAAAGCACATAGATGAATTCCAACCAGACATAGATTTGTCCTTTTTTCCCCCCGATAGTGAAGAATCTGAATCCATCCCAATTAACCTCAACTTTTTTTGGCCTGATCTCTAATGAAGTAGCAAACATTAGAAAAAATATATTTTCCCAAATCCATGAGATATGTTTTCATGGAAAGGGAGGTTATGACTGGAATACAGTTTATAACATGCCTATATGGTTAAGAAATTTTACATTTCTTCAAATTCAAACTTTTTATAAAAAAGAATCTGAATCTCTTGAAAAAGCAAAGCAAAAATCAAAGAATCAAACAACCGCAATATCTTCTGATGGTAAAATAAATCCTTCTGCATTTGTAAAACCTACAAAAACTTCATATAAGTAATATGTATAATAAACAATAATAGCATACTATGGCCTTAGATCCAAAAAGTTTAGATGAAACTAACAAGAAGGTTAGTGAACTTGAAGCTAAAATAAAACAAATAAACCAGTCTGGTACTGAATCAAACTTTACTTTTAGGGATATGGCTAAAAGTATTGGAGATCTTGCAAGTAAAGCTGGTGAATTTGAATCACTTATAAAAGCATCACAATCATCTGCTAAAAGTTTAACAAAAGAAGCCTCAGCTTTAGCTAAATTTACAAAAGAGGATTTGGGGGATAAAACAAAAATGCTCAAATTTGAAAAAAATGCTAGAGATATTATAAAAAAAAGAGCTGAAATTGAATCCCAAATAGCTATTCTTAATCTTAAAAAAGCAAATGCATCAGAAACTGAAAAAAATACCATTAATAAAACAGTTCAAATACTTTCAGATGGGTTAAATGAATCTGAAGGAATGTTAGATAATTTTAATAAAATTTCTAATTCTAATGAAAAATTAAATAAAAATACTAGATTTTTTGATGTATTAGGAGACACTCTAAAAACCATCCCTGGGATAGGTCCTTTAATATCAGGACCTTTTAAGGAAGCTTCTAAGACTATGAGACAAGCTTTAATTGATGAAGAAGGTTTTTTTAAGGCAGCAGGGAAAGGTGTTTTAGAATTAGGAAAAGCTTTTGGTCCTGCTTTTTTATTGGGTTCAATTATTAATGCTAATAAACATACAGTTGAATTAGCAAGAAATCTCCAAATATCAGCTCATGATGCCCATGAATTAGAAATAGAATTTTCTAAAATAGCATTTAGTAGTGGAAAAGCCTACATCAATCAAAAGAATTTATCAGAGGCTATGGGAACTCTAGTTAAAGAAACTGGATTAGTAGCTGGTTTTACCCAC